ATGAGAGAGAAAAAGAAGTTTGGGAAAATGATACATACGATTATGTAAATTTAGATAATGATATTATTGAAATTAAAAGCTATGGATTATATGAAAATTTGTGTTATAATGAGTTAGAAGAATAAAAATGTGAGATAGTGAGGTGAGATAATGTCAAATTCAAAGTGTGGAATTTATAAAATATTTTGTTTGATAAATAATAAAGTTTATATTGGAAGTTCTAAAAATATACAAAGAAGATGGGATTCACATAAAAGAGAATTAAATAATAATAAACATTGCAATATGTTTTTGCAAAATGACTGGAACAAATACGGAAAAGAATCTTTTAAATTTGAAATATTAGAATTATGTAATGAAGAAGATAGATTTGATTTAGAACAAAAATATATTAACGATTTATTGCCGTTTAATAGAAATAATAATGGATATAACATATGTGAAAACTCTAAAAGAAAAGAAAATGAAGATATAAAAATATTTAGAAATAGGTATCATAGACTAAATCCATTTTACAAATTAAGCAAAGAATCTGTAAAAAGAACGATTAAAAATGATTTAGAAAAATATTATGAATATATTGGGAAAGACATTAATACTTCTGATAGATATGAATGGTTTAATATTGATTTAGATGGAAGTTATGTTCAATATAATGGAATGTTTGGTAAAAAGAATACTAGATTTATTTCAAATGACTTAATTGATAATAACACGAAAGAAAATTTACAATTTATGTTAGAAGGATTAGATACATATGATATGATTCGTTCGGAAATGAAAGAATTTGGAGACCCCGATGATTGGGAATAATAAATAAGTGAGGTGAAAAAATGGCTGGAATAAAAGTTCCACAACATGAAATATTTAAAATTGGAACATCGAAATTAAAATATTATAAATGGGATTTACATATAACAAAAAAAGAAGCTTTTCTTTGTGATGAATTGATTCCATTATTTCAAGGGGAAGAATTTCGTGCGATTGCTAAAATATTAAACAAAAATCCAAAATATATTGATTATACAAAATATTTATTTGCATTATATGTGGATAAGAAATCAGATTTTAAAAGAGCAAATAGTAAACGAGGTTTTAAAATCAATGGAATAAAATTTAAAAGATTTGTTGGGACAACTGGTGGATTAAAAGGTGATACTGTTCTTTATGTAAATGAAGAAATATATGAAGAATTATATGAAGTATCAGAATGTGGAAGAAATAAAGATATTCCATTCATACCGGCAAAATTAGAGGCTTATAGAGCATTATTTTGTAGTGCTAGTCAACCTATATTAAGTCCAAATAAAATATTAGTAGTAAAAGATTGTATTATAAAATATAAAGACACTGTTATAAATTTAGATGATAGTGATGTAATTGAGCCCACAAGAGAAGTATTAAAAGACATTGATTTAGAAAATAATATTTCTGATGGATTTAGTTTATGTACTATTGATTTTATGAAAAAAATATCAGAAAAACTAGAATTAGATTATATACCAAGTGGAGTTTGTTTAAGAAATGCTTGGTTTAAAGGTATGTTATATCCTTTCCCTATATTAGAATTTATTGAAACATATAATAATAATAATTACATGATTGAAGATATATGGGGAAACATCCAAGACATAAGAGAATGTGAAATGATTACAACAGAATCTAGTTTAAAGTTATGGAAATGTTATAATTCTATTGAAGATTATATGACAAAATATAAAGATAATGGATTTGATTTCTCTGTGACTAAAATATCCCCTAAAAAATTAGATGATATTAGAGAAGTAAATTATCAATATTTGCAATCTTATGATTTTGACGAAAATGATATAAAAGAATTATGTCAACCAACAATTGATTATTTAAAGAAATCAATGTGTGGAGATTATAATAGCACAATTGAATTTTTAGGCATAGATGGAAATTTGAATGATAATAGTTGGCAACAAGCATTGTTTACAAATAAATATATGTTGAATGACCCATATATAATAGATTCTGTACATAGAATGATAAAAAAGAAAATAGATGACGCAAAGATAGGGAAATTAAGAATTGGTGGAAATTATCAAATTGCAAGTGGAGACCCTTTTGCTCTTATGCAATCTATTTGTGGATTAGAAACAACTGGATTATTAAATGCAAATGAATGTTATTCAAAATATTGGAATGATAAAAATGAAAAAGAAATTGTAATATTTAGAAGCCCAATGACAAGCCATAATAATATTCGTAAATGTCAATTAGCAAATAATGACAACTTATCTTATTGGTATCAATATATGGACACAATTATAATTATAAATGGATTTGATAGTTTTTGTATGGCAGAAAATGGATGCGATTATGATTCGGATATACTTTATTCGACAAATAATAAAGTATTATTAAATAAACATATTGTTTTGCCAGCTATTCAATGTGTTCAAAGAAATGCTGAGAAAATTATTCCAACAGAAGAAGATATTATTTTATCTAATCTAAATGGAATGGATAATAAGGTTGGTTCAATCACAAATAAAGTAACAAATATGAAAGAAGTACAATCGAGATTTCAAAAAGGTTCAGATGAATATAAAGAAATGGAATATCGAATGGAGTGTGGACAACTATATCAGCAAAACGAATTGGATAAAATTAAAGGAATTGTTTTCAAACCAATGCCTAGAAAATGGTATTCTATAAAAGATTGTGAAACAGAATTTGATAAAACTTTATGTGCTAATAGAAAACCATACTTTTTCATTTATATTTATGATTATGTAAAGAAAGAATATAATGATTACATAAAATTAAATCAAAATAAATGTATAAAAACATTTGGAATTAAACTTGAAGAATTATTAAGTAAAGAGAACAAAACGAAAGAAGAAGAGGATTTTATTTATTGGTATAATAGAAAAATGCCTATTGGCTTTGGTGATTGTTCAATGAATAAAATTTGTAATTATGTTGAACAAGAATTTGATAAGTATAAATCAAGTTTAAAATCAAATGGAATGTTTGACTATAATTTATTAAAAGTTAAAAGAAGATGTACGGAAGAACATAGAAACAAACTTTTTGAACTTTCCCAAGAATATGTTAAAAAAATATCTCAATTCAAAGTAAATAAAAATGAAGATTTATTAGACCAAGAAGACGAAGATTTTTTTAATAATAGAGATAATTTTAAAAATCATTATTATAATATTGCTAAAGAAATATGTCCTAATGATGAAGAAAGAATGAATATATGTTTAGATTTGTGCTATGGATATAAAAATAATAGACAATTTTGTTGGGATATAGTTGGGGAATTAATAATTAAAAGATTGGAGGAAATAAAATGAATTTAATAATGAATGAAAAAAAATATATAGAAAATATAATTAATACTAAAAAAGTACCAAATGGAATATCGGATAAATATTTAATAAAAATGCTAATTAGATATTATAAAAAAGAATATACTGATAAGAAGACTTTAATTGAATATTTACACAAATTATGTAAAACTATTGATATTAAATATTATGAAGAATATGTTTATTATAATAAAATAAAAAAATATGTGAAAGAAGAAGAAAAATTTCCTTTATCTTTAAGAGAGATTAAATACATTCCATTATTGCAAGAAGAATTAGACGTGATTAATTCTTTAACAAAAGACAGAGAAAAGAAATTTTTATTTGTTTGTTATATAATGGCTAGATTTAATAATTCTGATTGGATAAATATTGATGATAAAGAATTATTTAAAATGGCTAATATTTCATTAACTTGTAATGATAGACAATTATTTATTTACAATATGATTCAAAAGGGGTATATATCTCAAGCGAAAAGCAATACTAACAACTCTATAAATATTAAAAGATTAGGTGGAGAAGAAATTATTAAAGTTATAGATTTTAATAATATGGGAAATTTTTTATTGTCCTATTTAAAACCAAATTATATCCAATGTACTAACTGTGGTAAATTGATTAAGATTAAGAGTAAATTTGATAGTTCAACTAAGTATTGTGATAGTTGTGCTAGAGAAATGGAACTTGAAAAAACAAGATTAAGAGTTCAAAAATTTCGAGAAAAGTAAAAATGTAACGGT